GAAGGTCTTGCTACTGCAGGTGGATTAACTTATAAAAAGTCTGAAAAACCAGGTAAATTTGAAAAAGCAGGTAGAGTTGTAGGTGGAATTGGTGGAAGTATTGGTGGCAGTATAGGTGGTGCTGCAGCTGCAGGTGCTGCAGGTAGTGTCGTACCTGTTGCAGGTACTGCTGCAGGTGGAATTGCAGGAGGAATTGCAGGAGGAGTTGCTGGTGATATAGCTGGCACAAGAACTGGTGGTTCTATAGGTCAAAAAATTGATAAATTAACAGGTGGAAACAAGAAACCAGTTGCTAAGAAGACTACTGCAGTTACTAAAGAGTCTAAAGACATTGCAGATATACTTGCAAGACTAGAGAAGAAACGTATCAGTAAGGGTGGAGACGCAAAGGACTCACCACTACCTGCGTTCCGTAAGTATCACGCTGACAAAGATAAGAAGAAGAAAGAAGTAAAAGAAGATGTGATAGGTGAAGAAGGTTACGATCACTGGAGAGACAAACAACTTGAGAAGTATGGTACTGGGTGGAGATCTAATGACAGACCTAGACCATCATCAGGTGGTGGAAAGCACAGTGGTAACGATAAGATGACCAAGAAGAAGAACTCTGACAAGGCATTGGACAGTGTAGTAAGTGACCTCAAGAAAAAATATGGGGACAAAGCTGTGCTAGTATCAAAGAGAAAGTACAGAGGAGGCAAGAGAGTACAATGAGTTGGTTACCCGATGACTTAGGTCCTATGGCTCAATTTGATGAGCGTGTATTAGCACAGTTCAATGATGCTAAATCAAAGAAGAGGATACAAGATAACGAGGATAAGAATACCGAGCAGAAATTAAAGATGGTGCACGGTAAGAAGAAGGTCGGTAAGGATTGGAGAAAGTTTAAGTCTGAATTAGATCAGAAAAAAGCAGACGAGAAGAAAAATGCACGTGTAGATAAGAAGAAAGGAGTACGTGCTCTATCAGGTGGCAAGTGGGGTTACGTTAAGGATGGCAAATTTAAGTCTGATTGATCATATATACTTCTAGATAATTGACTAGAGTTATGATTAACTTCTTAATGCCCATTGCTATTAGCATCATTAACAAAGCTATTGATAGAATACCAGAAGATCTGGATTCTGTTATCAAAGACTTTGTTATTAAGATCCTAAAGAAAGCAGCTGCCAAGACTGATAATAAGGTTGACGATGAACTCGTTGCTGCAGTCGCTAAGGCACTACTCGAATCTTAGTAGCATATAAATAAAACATAGAACAGTACAAATCTCTGGAGATACCAATGGCAGTCCACGGAAAAATAGATGCTGCAGCCTTTAGTAATACTATAGGGGTCGTTAATGGCGACGCTACAGTAACTAAAAATGCTGGGGACTCTGTAGTTGTAGGTGATGTGCTAAACATTAGTAGTGTAAACTATATTGTTAAGCAAGTAACTAGCACTACTGCAATAGAATTGCACAAGAATTATGCAGGAAGCACAGCAACTGTTGCTGCTGCATCCGTTATAAGGAGAACACCTCCTAAAGCAGTCGCAGAATACGTCATCAAAGGTGGTGACAGTAATTCAAACTACGACTTAGTTTTTGTTGATACATCTGAAGATGGTATCGCATCAAACAAAACTCGTGGTATCACTGGACCTGGTTGGTGGCTGTATCAAACTTATCAAACACATAATGGTACTGAACGTCACAAGGCAGAGTGTTTAGTTCCCCTCAAGGTTGCTGCTGGTACAGCAGGTGACTTTGCTCAGGATACTATTGACGCTGATGTCAACGAGACAATCACAGTCGGTACACAACCTGCTAACTCTACTTCTTCTAGTGGTGCTGGAACATTCGTTGCTGCATTCACAGTGGATCAGTCTGGTACTAAGGTTTACAAGTGGCAACGTCAGACAGCAAATGCAACTACTCGTTGGGTAGATATTGCTGCTGGTACTGATACTGGTATCACATACGCTGACTTCACTACAGCAACACTTGCTTACAGTGGACTCGCAGGTACTACACTTAACGGTTATAAGTATCGTTGCGTACTTAACACCAGTAAGGGTGCTGAGACTAAGTATACCAATGGAGCAGCGACTCTAACATTTGGTAGTTAATTTTATTTAATTTGGTATGAATTTTAGTAATCTCAATGCGGAGAACTTCTTGTTCTTCGCAATGAAGCATTACGACAACCCCCAGTCTGTGACATACGATGACTTCCTTGAAGATATGATGAGGTTTAAGTATCTCAAAAGACTCTTTGGAAGGTATGTTAAGACTGGGGTGTTACGTAATCATTTGATCTTGAATCATCTTATAGTACTGTTTAATGTATTTGGTGAGGCAGCGATCCCCCTACTTGTTTATAAACTAGAGAAACAGTACTGGGATATTCTGAAAACCTATCTGGTGTATATCAATAGATATCCTGAACAAGGATGTGGGACGCTAGATTTTGTAGAGGTCGATCCCATAGTAAGTAAACAGTTATCGGAACTATAATGAATCTAACTGACAAAGTTAAGCAAGGAATTGACAATGCCATACTAGAGAGACTAGGTGGTAAAGGTTACTCTAGGAAAGCCACTGGAGGTGGAGGTGACTGGGAAGATTCAGACAGAGGTGAAGGTAATAAGGCAACTAGAAGAGCAGGTGGTAAGGTAAAGGTAAAGAGTCCTACCTACATTGCTCACGTTAAGAATAAAAAGTTGAAGGAGGATGCTCCTACAATGAGTGCAGGTTCAGATCCTGCAGGTTTTAGTAACGATGCTGATAATAATGGTCCTGTTGCAGGAGTAGATCAACCTTTAGGTGGTACACAGAAACAACCTAGTGGTAAGGGAGCAAAGAAAGCACTTAAGTATAAGTGTAAGAAGAGTAAAGACGGTGTGAATGAAATTGATTGTCGTGTTAAGAGTAATGTAAAAGAGGGAAGACAACCTGATGATGCTGCATCATCTGGTAACCCACGGTACTTACCATTCAAAGTCAGGTGTGATAGTCCTACCTGTCCTGGATGTATGGAGTTTATATACTATGGTAAGTCACCTGCTGAGGTAAAGATTGAACTCAGAAAGATATACAGACCAGAGAGACTAAAGCATTTAACAATTACTAGGGTATACCCTGCTGATGTATTGAAGTACTACTGGGATAAGCGTAGGGCAGCAATGTAATGTCAGATATAAATGGAGCAATACTGGAGCGACTGGAAAAGGTCGTTGATAAACTCTCCGAGAACTCTTCTAAGATGGGGGAGTTACTTGCTGTTCATAATGAGAAGTTAGATAAACAGGATAGAATTGATGCTGTACTCTTTGAAAAGATAGAGTCAGTTCATAGAGAAATTAATAGGAGATCAGATGAGATCAAGAAAGGATGTGAACGAGACATACGAAAGGTCGATGACCGTCTTCGCACGATGGAAAAGAAGATGTGGTCTATTTTTGGTGCTCTTTCTATTATATCTGTCATCGTTAGTCCAATCGGACAATCGGTCCTCAGGAACTTGACAGAAACTACTCCACCATCTATAGTAAATTCAGGCGATATGATTATGTGAGTTACATTGACATCAAGTACGCTCGCCTAGTAGGTGGACGACTTGATAAATTCAAAGAAAAGAAATCAGGACTATACAACTTCCGTTGTCCTTACTGTGGTGACTCAGAGAAGCACAAGAGTAAGGCACGGGGGTATTTTTTTCTCAAGCAGAACGATTTAATATACAAGTGTCATAACTGTGGTGTTGGTAGAACACTAGGTAACTTCCTCAAAGATCACGCACGTGATTTGTTTGATGAGTTTGTGTTGGAAAGATATAAAGAAGGACTAACAGGTAAGCATAGGAGGGCACCAAATCCTATAATCAAAACATCAAAACCAAAGTTTAAAACTAGTACTAACCTCCCAAATATTGCATCGCTAAATAAAGAACATCCAGCACGTGAATATCTTGAGCAACGTAAGATTCCAATCGACAAATTGGAACATTTGTATTACGCTGATCACTTCAAACAGTATGTAAACTCGGTAAAACAAACCTTCGATAGTTTGAAGAATGATCAACCCCGAATCATCATCCCTCTTAAGGATGAGGATGGTAGTATGTTCGGGTTACAAGGGAGATCTTTAGATCCTATTTCGAAGTTACGTTATATAACTATTATCTTTAACGAGGACAAACCCAAACTCTTCGGTCTCGACCGCATTAATTATGAAGAACCCATTTACATCGTCGAAGGACCAATCGACTCGCTCTTCTTGGTCAATTCCGTTGCGATGGCTGGGTCTGATGTTAATATTAGGTCGCTTGGTTGGAGCGATTATATTTGGGTTTATGATAACGAGCCTCGGAACAAACAAATCGTTGATCGAATCGAAGCAGCCATCGATAGAGGAGATCAAGTAGTTATCTGGCCAGATGGAATTGTTGAAAAGGACATCAATGATATGGTGTTGGGTGGACAAAATGTGCAGAATCTAGTACAATCAAATACGTACAAAGGACTGCAAGCAAAATTAAAACTATCACAGTGGAAAAAAGTATGAACGGAGGAATGAAAGTAATTAAGAGGGATGGTAGCATCGAACCTCTTACTCTTGATAAGATTCACAGGATGTGTGAATTTTCTTGCGAAGATCTGGCAGGTGTATCTGCAAGTCAGATTGAAATGAATGCCAATCTACAATTCTTTGATGGCATTAAATCCTCAGAGATACAACAGATACTAATCAGGTCAGCGAGTGATCTTATTAGTACTGAGACACCCAACTATCAGTACGTAGCAGCACGTCTGTTACTATTTGATATACGCAGAGAAGTATTTCCTGGTTGGGCAGATGAAACAGGTTACACACACCTTAAAGACCACGTAGAGAAGTGTGTTGAAGATGGTGTATATGATTCTAGTATCATAGATAAGTATAGTGAAGGTGAGTGGAATCTAATCAATGGTTTCATAGATCACCAACGTGATTATGGATTCACGTTTGCAGGTCTCCGTCAGATTGTTGACAAGTATCTTGTTCAAGATAGATCAACTGGAACTCTCTATGAGACCCCACAATATATGTACATAATGGTAGCAGCAACGCTGTTCCAGAATTACCCCACAGAAACGAGACTTGATTATGTCAGACGCTACTACACCGCCACCTCCAAAGGAAAGATCAACATCCCAACACCAGTCCTCGCAGGCGTTCGAACCCCCATTCGTCAATTTGCAAGTTGTGTTCTGGTTGATGCTGATGACACCCTCGATAGTATCTTTAGCAGCGATATGGCTATTGGCAAATATGTCGCTCAAAGGGCAGGAATTGGTATCAACGCAGGTAGGATCAGGGGTATCAACAGTAAAATCAGGGGTGGAGAAGTTCAGCACACAGGTGTTGTCCCCTTCCTTAAAAAGTTCGAAAGCACTGTTAGATGTTGTACTCAGAACGGTATTAGAGGTGGGTCAGCGACAGTCCACTTCCCCATCTGGCACCAAGAAATAGAGGACATCCTTGTACTTAAAAATAACAAAGGCACAGAAGACAATCGTGTTAGAAAGCTCGACTACAGTATCCAAGTTAGCGAGCTCTTCTACCAGAGGTTCATTGAGGATAAAGAGATATCTCTCTTTAGTCCTAACACCGTTCCAGGTTTGTATGAATCTTTTGGCACTGATAGTTTTAATGAACTTTACGAACGATATGAAAAGGATGAATCAATACCTAAGAAGACTATCAAGGCACAAGAATTAATCATTGATCTCTTAAAGGAGAGAGCAGAGACAGGTCGTATCTACATTATGAATATCGACCATTGTAATACACATAGTTCATTCAAAGATAAAGTTTATATGAGTAACCTCTGTCAGGAGATTACTCTACCTACAGATCCTATTCAACATATTGATGATGGTGATGCTGAGATTGCTTTGTGTATACTATCTGCTATCAATGTAGGTAAGTTAACTAAGAACTTAGATGAGTTAGAAGAACTCTGTGACCTCTCTGTAAGGGGTCTAGAAGAACTTATAGACTACCAAAACTATCCTGTTGCTGCTGCTGAACGTAGTACTAAAAACAGACGGTCTCTAGGCATAGGATTCATAGGATTAGCACATTACCTAGCAAAGAATGGTGTCAAATATAATGATCAAGAAGCATATGATTTAGTCCATCAGTTGACAGAAGCATTCCAATACTTCTTACTTAAGTCATCTAATGAACTTGCTAAAGAGAAAGGTTCTTGTGATGGTTTCGAACGTACCAAATATTACGATGGCATACTACCAATTGATACATATAAACAGGAAGTAGATGAGATTACTGAACCATCTTACAAATATGATTGGAATAGTTTACGGACATCTATCACAACCCACGGTCTTAGGCACTCAACACTGTCCGCACAAATGCCTTCGGAGAGCAGTTCCATTGTGTCAAACGCAACAAATGGAATCGAGCCACCTAGAGACTACTTGTCCGTTAAAAAATCAAAGAAAGGACCCCTTAAGCAGATTGTTCCTGGGTTTCCCCACCTAAAGAACAAGTACACATTGCTATGGGATATGGAATCCAATGAGGGTTACATAAAGATCGTAGCAGTAATGCAGAAGTTTTTCGACCAAGCAATCAGTGGTAACTGGAGTTATAATCCAGAGAACTATCCTGATAACGAAGTCCCTATGCAAGTAATGGCTATGGACTGGTTAACCACATATAGATATGGATGGAAGACTTCTTATTATCAAAACACATATGATGCTAAGAAGGACGTTGACGAACCTTCACATCCAATAGGATGGAAGGATAACATTTCAGAAGGAGAGCAATCTCTTGATGAACTAATTAATGAACTCGCTACTGTGGAGGATGACTGTGAGTCCTGCAAAATCTGATGTCCAAGGTGTGACTGTATTCAATCGTGAGAATCACGACAATACTAAACAACCAATGTTCTTTGGTAAACCCTTGGGTGTACAGAGGTACGATGAGTACAAGTACCCTGTATTTGATAAGTTAACAACACAAATGTTAGGTTATTTCTGGAGACCTGAAGAAGTTTCATTACAGAAAGACAGAGCAGACTATACACAGTTAACTTCAGCACAAAAACATATATTTACAAGCAATTTAAAGTACCAGATACTACTTGACTCAGTACAAGGACGTGCACCTGGTATGGCATTCTTACCTTACGTAGCACTACCTGAACTAGAAGGTGCTATGAATGTATGGCAGTTTATGGAGACTATCCATAGCAGATCATACACTTATATTATTAAGAACGTATACCCAGATCCATCAGAGGTCTTCGATACTATTCTTGAAGATGAAAGGATTATGTCACGTGCAGAGTCAGTCACTAGAGCATATGATGAGTTCATTCAACTTGCAAGTGAGTGGGGTCAGAGTAATAACTGGAGAGACGATTGGCGAGATCATATCAATGCACAATGGACTAAGAAAGATCTAAAACGTGCATTGTATCGTGCAATTATGAATGTTAATATCCTTGAGGGTATTAGATTCTACGTATCATTTGCTTGTAGCTTTGCCTTCGGTGAACTAAAGTTTATGGAAGGAAGTGCAAAGATCATTAGTTTAATTTCACGAGATGAGTCACAGCATCTTGTACTCACACAACAGATCCTAAAGTATTGGGATCAAGGTGATGATCCTGTGATGAATGAGATTATTGAAGAGGAAAAGGATAACGTAATCAATATGTTTAAGAACGCAGTCGAAGAGGAGAAGGAGTGGGCAGAGTATCTCTTTAAAGATGGTACTATGATTGGTCTTAATGCTAGACTGCTAGAGAAATATGTTGAGTGGATTGCTAACAAGCGTATGAAAGCAGTAGGTATTGCACCTATCTACGATGTACCTGCACGTAACAATCCATTACCTTGGACAGAGCATTGGTTGAACTCTAAAGGTCAACAGAATGCACCACAGGAAACAGAGATTGAATCTTATGTTGTCGGTGGTATCAAACAAGACGTTAAGAAGGACACTTTCTCAGGATTTAAGTTATGATTTTTTGGATTGGATTCTTCGTTATGTTTTTTAACGAAGGTTTTGTTATGATGAGACACGTGTCACCTTGGTTTGCAAGACGTAGACAAGGTTTCATTGATAAATTTGGTGAGAATATATGGTATAGGTTCCACGGTACATTAGATTATGTTTGGATGGGACTAGTCACACTAGGATTAATAGTTAACTCTCACAGAGTACTACACATAATGGTGTTACTAACATTCTGGACTTTAGCTTGGATGATATTTTATCTACCGAGGTGGATCAAGAGATGACTTCTTATGTAAATCTTACTCTACCTATTTTTGAGTTTATATTACCTCAGAAATGTATTGATGAAGCAAATGAAGTCATTGATAACTGGAAACAATCAGGTGAACCTGCACCAGAAATATCAAACGTAAGAGCAAAACAAACGCAGTGTAACCTACAGATGCCTAAGACTGTAGAGTTCACTGCTTTATGTTGTAAGATGATATCTAATCTAGTTTATAATGCTGGTGGTAGAGTCTATGGAGGACTCAATGATGGCACCAATGATATAGAATACATTGCACGTGACTGTTGGGGTATTGATTATTCTCCTGGAGATTATACTGTACCTCACAATCATTTTCCAGCAGACTTCTCTGCTGTAGGATTCTTAAAACTAGAAGAGGGATGTTCCCCTGTTAGATTTCACGGTGCAGGTATGTTTATGGACTGTACTTTCCAACCATCAGAGAGACAGTTAATTATATTTGATGGCAAGATTCTTCATAGTGTTCCACCTACTTCTGCTGAACGTAGAGTGGTAGCATTAAATTTGTTTAAAGAACCAGGTACTTATTAATGTTTTACATAGGTGAGGTTCCTAAGTCTATTAGTGAACCAGTTAAAGCAAGGTTACTACACAACCCTTATTGGCCTTGGTTTATGCAAACAGAAACCACGTCATACGATAAGGAGTTTAGTACCTCTATACCTGATGAATTATCAAGTGAGAACCCACAGTTTATGCACACTGTACTCAATACATTAGGTGAGATAGTATCACCTGATGGGTATGAGAGAGTATGTGAACCAGTGTGGAAGTGGATAGTATCTAACACAGAGATGCCTGAGTTCGCAGACTTCAGAAGAATAAAAATTAATCTTGCACCTAGAAGAGAATCTAATACCCTCTACCATACTCCTCACGTTGACTTTGACCAACCACACTGGACTATCATTTACTATGTGAATGACTCTGATGGTCCAACATTCTTCTTCAAACAAAGGTACGATGGTACCAGACAAAAATTACAAATAGAACAGAAGATTGAACCTAGACAGGGTAGGTTCGTTCTGTTTGATGGATTGCAGTATCACACGAGTAGCAATCCGCAATACAATGATATGAGATGCGTAATCAATTTCAATTACACCTCAAGTTCCTCCGACAACTTAAACAGGAGCTTAGACGTGAACCCAGAGAACCATTGACACCTGACTTTTATAAGAAGATGCATAAGTTAAAACCAAAAGGTTCACGCAGATACAAAAAGTAGTTTTAGCTACAAAAGTTGCTAAATAGTTGTGCATATGCTAACATATGCATACGTTCGCCCTTCGGGGTGCAAGTAGGTCACGGAACGGAGCGTTCATCCTGATGATTCCTATTCTATTAGCCACTTCTATATCTTGTTCTGATGCTAATGTTCTTATCGATAAGATAAACACATTTAATGTTGATGAAGAAGTACGTGCTGAAATGATTCAGGTCGTAAAGGAAGAGGTAGACTGGTGTAATTGGGACGCAAATGTCTGAAGGAACGGGGCTAAAAATCCTACTACTTTGGAGTAAAACAATGGCAAAAGTCATCTACCGTGGTGTCGAGTACGACACTAAAGAGTACAACGCTAAGGTTCTCGATGAGAATTCAAAGCGTAACAGACACGATCTAATGTATCGTGGACTGAAGGTTCAAAAAGCATACGCTTAACCTGTACCACCGACTTAGAACAGTCTATGTCAGTAATCAAAGAGATCCCTTGATGGATCTCTTTTTTTGTGGTAATATATAATCTAAAGATATAAGCACCTATGAAACTATTCCTCGACTGTTCGGATCCTGATCTTATAGGTCACGCACTTGAAACTGGTCTTGTGGATGGTGTTACCACTAACCCAACTCTGATGAAGAAGTTGGGACAAGATCCACAAGAAGTTATTAAACGTATTGCAGAGATGTTTCCTTGGGATGCATCCATATCTGCTGAAGTTGTTGGTCAGAATGCTGACGAGATGCTAGAGATGGCATCCCAGTACATTAGGATCGCACCTAACATTACTATTAAACTACCTTGCTCACGTGAGGGATTGATTGCTTGTGGTGATCTAACTGGTGATGATATTTCAACCAATGTTACTCTAGTATTTTCTCCTGCACAAGCAGTTCTTGCTGCTAAGGCAGGTGCTAGTTACATCTCACCTTTCATAGGAAGGGTTGCAGATCAATACTGGGATGGACTATCTCTTATAAAAGATATCCGTAAAATTTATGATCGTAATGATGTTACAACTCAAATCCTTGCTGCAAGTATTAGGAACCCCATTGATGTACCCAATGCCTTTGGAGTGGGTGCTGACGTATGTACTTTACCGTACGACATATTCAACAAACTATTTGACCATTGTTTAACTACAGCAGGTCTTGAAGCCTTTGATAAAGATTGGGCACAACTAATGGAAGATTTACTACCTGAAGATGAGTGAACTAAAAGAATTACTAAGAGAGTATGCCTATAAGAAGGGAGAATTTGTTCTCTCTTCTGGTATGACTAGTCAGCATTATGTTAATTGCAAACCATTGATCCTTACATCTGTAGGATTGAATCTTGTTTGTGATGAGATGCTTAAGTACATTGACACTGCCTGTGTAGCAGGTCTTACCCTAGGTGCTGACCCATTAGTGTCAGGTCTAGTGGTGAAAGGAAAGAGTGGTTTGATTATTAGGAAGGAACCTAAAGGACACGGTACTGCATCACAAGTAGAAGGACCATTACCTCCAATAGGAACTACCATTACTGTTGTAGAAGATGTCACCACTACAGGTGGATCATCACTCAAAGCAGTTCAAGTCCTAAGAGATCTAGAGTACCACGTTGATCGTGTTGTTACAATCGTTGACAGAGAAGACTGTGCTAAGGATAGGTTCTTGACAGAGGGTGTAGAATTAAAGAGTCTTATAACCCTTAGTGAATTATGAAGAGTGATACTCTCTTGAAGATCTACCTAGCAGCTAAGGTTAGGAAGAAACCTAAGTACTCACCCCCTCGCAAGTCACACAACGTGGCTTTATATGGATGAAGTGGCAAGTAAAGTTCTTGTACGAAGGTACAGAGTATGCTATGGTAGTAGAAACTTCCTTCAAACACGAGGCTAATAAGTTAGCTAAGACTATGGTAAGGAAGATAGACGGTATCAACATTGAACCTATTGGAGAACCTACATTATGGACAGAGAAAGAGTAAAGGAAATTATCAGGCAACTGAAAACCATCACCTTCGAACTTGAATCAGAGGTCTGGTCTGACGTGGATAAATACACACAAGGACCAAACATTATGATCGGTGATGACAACGACGGAGAGTACTAATGAAAAACCTTTGGAAGGAGATTATGAGAACCCCTGGTACTACAAAGGTACAGCTTTCACTTCTGACGATATTGGCGACGAGTTCGGTTTTGTCTACAGGATTACAAATCTCATCACGGGTCGGCAATACATCGGAAGGAAGTACTTCATCCAACGTAGAAAGCCTAGAGGTGGGGTCAGGCGTGTTTCGTCTGAGAGTGACTGGAAAAAATACTACGGCAGTTCTCCAGAGCTTACAGCAGACATTAAAGAATTTGGACGGAACTCTTTCAGCAGGGAGATCCTATCTCTACATTCCACAAAAGGAAGAGTAAATTTCGAAGAGACAAGACAACTGTTTATAAATAACGTTTTAACAGAGGCAGCTTCCGATGGGAATCCTGCCTTTTATAATAGCAACATCCTAGGTAGGTACTACCGTAAGGATTATTTTAAGGCTTGAAATCGGGATAGGTATAAATACTCTGGTATGCTGACAATAGTATAGGTATAATTACCGAACCTTGACAAAGTGTCAGGGAATGCTATATATTATTGTTACGTTTCTTAACAAACGAATGACAACTTCCACAAATTCAGTTGGTAGGTATACTACCACCGAATATGGCAAGCAGAATATATTTGCTGCTGAGCCAGAGATGTCCTACGTAGAAAACTACGAAGGATATGGGAAGAATGCCGAGCAACTCAATGGTCGCCTAGCGATGATTGGATTCTTTGCTTTAGTACATAACTACATCTTATTCGGTGCAGTTATTCCAGGCATCTTCTAAGACTATAGGTCTTTACACCACGAGCATAAGCTCGTCACTTTTAACCCTCAAATCTAAAAAGGAGCAAAAACAATGACACCAGAAGCAGAAAAGTTTAATGGTTGGGCAGCAATGATTGGATTCGTTGCAGCATTCGGAGCATACGCAACCACAGGTCAAATCATCCCAGGTATATTCTAATGAGTAACGACACTCAAGCAGATATCTGGTTCAGAGCAAACGGAAGGTTCACTATGGTGGCTTTCTGGGTAGGGATAGCTCTGTACACGAAGTACACTTACTTCAGTTAAACAATGGGTGATCTAGCAGTCAACGAAATATCACCCTTCGTTGCTGTCCTCTGGGTTTTATATCCAATGGCAGCACTTGTATTCATTGAGTTGTTACTCCGAGCATTGGGTAATGATGATGACGATGATACATCTGGAGGTAAGGGTATACGTGTTACTCAGATGCAACCTGTAACGGTACCATCAGGAGCGTAAAATGTATCAAGCACTATTTTTGTTAACTGTAATTGCCTATGTTTGGATCCCAAGCATCAGTCAGTTCGCTTACCAATGACATTCAACAGAATAATGATGAGTCCCTATAGGGATCTTATTGAATTTGGTTTTCTAGTTTCAATTGGAATCACTGCTGGTTCTATGGGTCTAGTATAATCAAGATACAAAAACCTTCTCTTAACGAGGAGGTTTTTTGATGCTATAATAAATAACAATGAATTGTTTTATATTCAATGGCGACTGTAACTTTTAAAGCAACAGATGGTTCGACAGAATCATTTGAGTGTGCTGCAGACGAGTACATACTTGATGCTGCTGAAGAAGCAGGTATCGACCATCCTTATTCTTGTAGAGCAGGTGCTTGTAGCACGTGTGCAGGTAAGGTAATAGAAGGTACAGTTAATCAAGAAGATCAATCCTTCTTAGATGAAGAACAGATAGAAAAAGGTTTCGTACTAACGTGCGTAGCATATCCTCTATCTGATGTCACTATTCTGACTGAACAGGAGGAGCATCTTTACTAATGGATGAACATCACGTAAATGATCTATGGGAAGATATGGATCGTCTGAATTCTCTTTATGAAGAATTAATGTGGGACCACGAGGACGAGTTGCAATTTACTATCGAAGGTAATAAGATAGTGATAACAAACAAATCTATAGAAGAATGAAACGAACTTACAGTTTACAACTTGAAGAGAAACCAGATCACTGGATCACTTTAAGGAAGTATTGTGGACTGTCTGAAACTAAAGCAAACTTCTATATAAATCTTTGTAACTTTGGTAAAGACTACGTTCCCTATTACAAAAATGTGAGGATGATTAATGACTTATAAAATCACAGATGAAATCCTTGACCTACGTAAACGATGTTTACAGGACTGCGTTGATCGCAAAGGGTTGCTAGACTATAATGACTATGCCTTTTGTGATTGGGTCATAGATTCAGGAGAATATAAACAACTCAGAGAGGATGAGATCTGTTTCAGGTCTGACCTCGCAAGTTTATACATTAAATGGTATTACAATGCCAGACCAAAATCGCAAACAAACACGGAAAGCAGCGAAGAAAATCATCCGCTTGGCAAAAGAACATCCTGATTGGTATACCAAACAAGATGTTTACTATGCAAAGATGATTAAGAAACAAACTAAAAAAGACAAACCTAAAGATGATTGAGTGGTTATTCCTAGCATTTATGTTCACCCTGTTCATTCTCGCATTGAGATTGATGTCACAGGGATGGGATGCTGCACAGCAATTAGGTAGTGGAAAAATTGTAGAGTCAACAACTCAGGTAACACGACCACCTCATCCAGAAATGAAGGATGTACAACCAGGTGAAGAGTTAATGGTCGTACAATTTACTCCCGACGAGGAGTTCAAAAGAAAAGTACTGACATCGGATTCTAATTTACAACAGTCCCTTAAGGAACGTATCAATGATCTCAATGATCCGTGGTATGATGACGAGGATGATGACGATGACGGTGACGTTCCAGCAATTATTAAACGCTAATGATTTTTTTATCTTGCCCACCAGTGTATCACTTACCTGGTACTTGGACTAAGTGTAAAACACCTCTAGTCAATCACCTAACTTTGACACCTGATCAAGGGTTCATACTATTTTTAGTATTATTTACTCTCACCTTAGTGGGTGTTGGTATATACAGTACCTTTGGTCCTGGTAAAAAGAAACTTAGGGATCCTATTGATGAACACTCTAAGCTTCACGAGCTTGGCATTGCACATCGTCACGACTAAATAAAATTAGTTTCACTTCTTACTATGACAAACTCACAGCCTGATCCTGTAACAGGTCAGAACATTAATATAGATATTGGTAATGCTGCTGACACTTTCACAGTGGATACTAGTAATCTAGATTTAGGTGTTGATCCTGCGTATCAAACTGATCCATTGGCATACGTGCCACCAGTTGATCCACGTCTCAACGAAATCCATCAGCACTTACACGAGATCAATCAGAAAGTTGATCATATATTAGAGCATTTACATCAACCTCTTACTGGTACAGTAACGATTGATTGTCCACCTAAGACCCCTGCAGGTCTAGAAGAGTAATGCCCTTACCAGAGATTCCTTATGATGAATGGTTTGATAACAGAATAAACCCATTAGATCTTATGCCAATAGCAACAGACGAACCATTAGACACATCACCATCAGAGATTCAACCACCTGGTGTTGATCAGGAACCTGAAGAAACAATACACGAGAAGATGTATAGGATTGCTACTGATAAGTACAATCCTTTCTCTGTAGGAGGAACAGAGCAGTTGGGTGGCGGTTCAGAAACCGTCCACAAGGCTTGACAAAGTGCTTAACATTTTGTTACTATAAATATATCGGGTGAGGGTTTCCTCATCTTTTTCATCTTACCCCTAACCAAGACCACGGGGATTCCCGAAAGGGATTAGTCTTTTCATATCTGTTCACTTTAAACGTTCTCTTAATTCAGATGACAACTCTTTCAAGAAAGGAGCAAGGTCTACTGTCAGGATGGAGCGAGTTTTGTGAGTGGGTTACAAGTACAAACAACCGCATTTATGTTGGTTGGTTTGGAGTTTTAATGATTCCTTGCTTGTTAGCTGCTGCTACTTGCTTTATCGTGGCGTTCATCGCTGCTCCTCCCGTAGATATCGACGGGATCCGTGAACCAGTTGCTGGTTCATTTATGTATGGTAACAACATCATCTCTGGTGCTGTCGTTCCATCCTCTAACGCTATCGGACTACACTTCTACCCTATATGGGAAGCTGCCACACTAGATGAGTGGTTGTATAACGGAGGTCCATATCAGTTAGTAATCTTCCACTTCCTTATTGGAATCTCTGCCTATATGGGTAGACAGTGGGAGTTATCATACCGTTTAGGTATGCGTCCTTGGATCTGTGTAGCATATTCTGCTCCAGTATCTGCTGCATTCGCAGTCTTCTTAGTTTATCCTTTCGGTCAGGGATCTTTCTCTGATGGTATGCCTCTAGGTATATCAGGTACGTTCAACTTTATGTTCGTATTCCAAGCAGAACATAATATCTTGATGCATCCATTCCATATGGCAGGTGTCGCAGGTATGTTCGGAGGAGCACTATTCTCTGCTATGCACGGTTCACTTGTTACCTCTTCTCTTATCAGAGAAACAACTGGGTTAGACTCTCAGAACTATGGTTACAAGTTCGGACAAGAAGAAGAAACATACAACATAGTTGCTGCACACGGTTACTTTGGAAGACTTATATTCCAGTATGCTTCATTCAATAACTCAAGAAGT